CGGAATCTCCACTCATTCCAATTTGATTCAAAGCTTTTTCCATCTTAGGAGTAGTCTTTGCAAGTGCCATCATAACCCCTCCAAAAGAAGTGGAAGCGGACTTAGCGTCTCCCGTTACTTTAGTATAAGTTGCAATAAAAGCGTTAGTTTCTTCAAAGGATATTCCTAGACTAGAAGATAAACCTAATTGAGTACCTAATACTTCAGCTAATTCTGAAGCTTCAAACATACCTTCTCTTACAGCTCCTCCAAAAATATCGAGAGCCTTAGAAGCTGATAGATTCTCTTCTCCATAAGCATTCTGAGCGGCTGCAGCTACTTTAGCTAGGTCAGCTTGTTCTCCCAGTCCTATAGCAGTTGCTTTAGATACCGCCTCTAAAGTTTCCATAGCATTAGCTCCTCTTAGTCCTGCAGAAGTTAAGAAGAAAAGTCCTTCAGCTAATTCCGCTGGAGCTTGAGCTGTTTCTCCAGATAGATTCATTACATCTTTAGAGAACTCGTTTACTTCTTTTGCAGAAATTCCAACTAAGGTGTTAATCTTAGTCATATTTTTCTGAAAATCTATAGCCATTTTTGCTCCCGCAACTCCAATAGCTGCAAAAGGAAGACTAAAACTTGTAGAAATACTCCTTCCGATTGCTTTCATTTTAGCACCGAATACAGTCAGACGTTTAGACGCTTTATTTAATCCTCTAAATAAAGGAGATGTAACGGCGTTTATAACTACATTTAAGGAGGCTAGGGCTTTTTTAGGCATTTCTTTTCTTTTTAGATTCCATCAGTTTATCGTGATATTGAGATTCTTTTATTAGCTTTTCAATATCTACTTTATTTTTCTTTTTAGTTTTTATCTCCCAGGGAAAAGTAGTAATTTTTTTAGGATCTATACTTCTTTTTAAATGAGGATTGATAATAACGCAAGCCATCCATCTAGCTCGCTCCCATTCGGCTTGTTGACCTAATTCATAAATCCTCCCAAATCCTATCTGAGCATTCATAAAGTTTTTAGGAGTCATATTATCTAAAGTATCTAAAGTCATTTTCATCTCGCCTAAGGCTATTTGTTCTATACTATCAAAAGTTACTTCTTGAGCTTTCCCTGGGAGTTTGCCTTTTTTGCTGTAGGCTGTTTTATATTTTGTCCCATTTGTTCTCCAAATACTTCTAAAGCTCTAGTAAGTCCTCCCATATCAGAATCTAGCATATCTCCTAGTTCATCTATAGTTAGTTCAAAATCTTCTCCAGACTTTCTACAGCCTTCTTCTATTCCTACTAGGACTAATTTTAAAGCTTCATCCAAAGTCATATCCTGTCCTAAACTCATTAGCTTATTCAAGGAAGTCCCTGTCATCCCGCAATATTTTCTTAATCCATTAAATCCGAAAAATATCGGATAATTCTTTCCAGCAAATTTTACTATTTCGTAATTCATTTTTTTATTCTTAAAGGTTATTAAAAAAAGAGTCCATCCGAGCCACCCCTTTAAGAAATAAAAAGGCGGCAAGGATTTTCTCTATCGTGCTATACAGTAGCTTGAGCTAAAGCTCCAGTCCCTGAAAAAGAACCACTCCAAGTAGAGCTATCTTCATTAGGTGCGTCTGCACTTAAAGAAGTCAAGAAAGCTTGACCGCTCCATTCTACATCTCCTGTTACTTCCGTACTAAATTTTACAGTTACTTCAGTTCTAGTTGCTATGTAGGAAGTGAATAATTCATTCATTGTTAATCCTGCAATTGCACCTCCTGAAGAGTCCACAAATAAAAGCATCCCTTCTACAGATACTTCCCAGTCTCTTTGTCCTTCTAGTTGGTCTCTCCATCCTCCAGAGTCTTTTGTAGAAGTGTCTCTTAGATTGTGATTCATACTTATTGAAGCAGATGTAGCGTAAGCAATTTTAGTGCCTGCTGCATAAACTCCAAATTTCGTGCCATTGATTACGCCATTTGTTGCCATTTGATTTTTTTTTTAGTTTTTATTAATTAATTAATTTTTCAGTTCTTTTTCTTGTTATTGGATTGTCTGAATAAAAGGTCCTGACCCTTGTAAGCTTAGTGAATAAGTTGTACTATCCTCCATAGCAGCACTTGACTCAAAGCCTGAGAGATATGCGTATCCATACCAAACCACATCATTTGATGATGTTGGAAAGGAGGGATTAGTAGGAATCACTATTTCTAGTTTTTGCTGCCATATATAAGCTACATAAAGAAGAGTATTTACGCTCCCATTTCCTAAAGAACTCCCGTCTGATTTTCGGAAGGCATAATATCCTTCAGCTTCTACTGTCCAGCTTCTTTCTCCTGGAATTTGTTCTTTCCAGTTTTCAGATTCAAATACAGTAGTATCTCTTAGCTTATGGTCTACGTTAAAGCTAGTTGATGTACAAAGCATAAAATTTGAGCCATCTATTCTCAAAGTAATATCAGTACCATTTATGATTCCCTGTTGAGCCATATTATCCTAAACTTAAAGTCATTATAGCAGCTGAGTCTCTAGCTTCAGCGGCATAAGGAGTAATGGCAAAAGTTACAGCACTTTCAGTAGCATTATAAGCTAATGTAGGAAAAGGTCCTATCATAGCCGTTTCTCCTGCAGCTACACTTAGAGTCGCATCAGCTTTAGTTACATCTCCATAAGTAGGCAAGTCTAGCGTACTTACTACCGCTGTGACTGTGATAGTCTTAGCTCCTGCACTTTCATTTTTATAAAAAATAAATTCGCTTCCAGTATTAGTAAAAGTATTAGAAGCATCTAAAGTTGTAAGACTAGGAATTATTCCGTCTTCACTTATTGTCTGAGTTACTACTGTCGCCATCTGTTTTTATTTTTTTAGTTTTCTTTTTAGCTTTTTTTTCTCCTTCTAGAGCTTCACAAATTCCATCTAATACTAACTGATTATAAGTAGCTCTATCTACATCTATTTTATCTCCAGGCTTTAATTCTATTCCTTGACCTGAAGTCCATTTTTTTATTAATTCTATTACCATTTTATTTCTTAATTTAGTTTATATTAGGATGTAACCATCCATTATCGGGATTATTGATTATCTCTATTATTTCGCTATGTGTGTACTGAGTATATCCATCTAAAAAAGTAGGAGTATTCCCTTTAAATTTTAAGATAGTTTGAGTCCCATCCAGAGAAAGTCTCAAAGTATTTTTATTATTTTCAATCACTTCTGAAAATATTATTTTATCCATTTTGCTAGTATCGTATATTATATAAATCATAATTTATTTTTTAAGTATTAAAAACTGAAGTTGTAATATCAGTAGAATCCATATTATTCATAGTAGCGGTATTACTATTATTACTAGCATCGGCTATAGTGGGATATGTTGATGGACCTTCAGTATCTCCCATACGCCACCAGCCATTCAGATCTTCATAAAAAGTCTCATAATTCATTAAATCTGTAGGAGATTTATCATTGTAAATACTATTAATATAATTCTCATCTAGAGGCTTGTTAAACATAGCTACCTCATCTAAAATCATATTAGCTCCTGGCGTTCCTAATTGACTTTGTCCCATCAATACAGGAGACGTACCATTTATAGTAGGACTCCAAACTCCAGAAGATGTGTAGTTGGTAGTTTTACTGTCTCCATTTAAGTAGCCCTGAATAGAACTTGTACTATCTGTATTAGTAAAAGTGAAAGCAACGTGATACCACGTTTCCGCTACTACCGCTTGATTAATAGTTCCTCTTTGAACTATACTTCCATCTAAATTTCCGTAAAAGAAAATCTTGAACTTGTTGGAAGCATTGACATCTAATAAATATTCACTATTTAATGATACGCTAGATTTATTTAGAATATTCTTGCTAGTTGGTAAAGTTGGGAAGTAAACCCAGAACATAATAGTAAATCCATCTACTGTAGGAGATAGCTTAGAGTTATTAGGAATAGATAAATAATCATCCACACCATCAAAATTTAATGAATACTTATTAAGAAAAGGTCCAGTAGGGACTTCAGATACAATATCCCCTGAATTCATATTAACCATAGTTAGCGGATTATTATTATCACTCATATCAAGTATAGTAGGATATGAACCTTGACCTTCAGTATCTCCCATCCGCCACCAGGAAGTCAAAGTAATATTGTTAGTTGATCCAGTACCTACATTATAAGGAATTTCATTTGCCTTTCCTGATAGACCATTATTATAGAGCTGAATAACATCATTATTTTCCAGCTGTCCATCCCAAATTGTTACCTCATCACTATTCATAACTCCTTGGGGAGTTGTAAAGTATCTTCCTAATGTTAAATCTACATCAGTATTCCCAATGGATACCCACGTACCAACTTCTGTATAAGTAAATAAATCAGCACCTAGAGCATATCTTTTACCATCTATATATACTTCCATTCCGTCTTCCCCATCAAAAAGAGACCAAGCAAAAACAATATGTCTCCACGCTCCATTGCAAATATTAGTCTCTATTTTCCATTGTTGAGTCGCTGTATTCGTGCCACCTGAATAAGCTTTAAAAAGAGGATAACCTTTTGCTGATATTCCAGTATACCATTCAAACTTCCCTTGAGAACCATTTATCTTTTCCATAAAATTTATAGCCTCTAAAAAAGGAGGAGATATTTTACACCAATAAGAAACAGAAAAACCATAATTATTTCCTGATATGTTAGGCGTGAATAAAGTTGAATTACCAGCATTCAAATATTGGTCAGTACCATCCATAAAGATAGAGTATTTATTAAAGTATCCCTGGTCTACTCTATCTACTCTTATAGTAAAGTCTAAATGTTTTATATATACCCCTCTATCTCCATAGTCATCATCATAATCATCTACAGCACTATCATAAACTATTGATTCTATATAAATGTCATTAATATATGTACTACCTACCGAACCCCATTCTCTATCTAAGGCTTTCCTAACCTCTACCGCTATATTCTCTACTTCAAGATATGTATTTGCAAAACAAGATATTTGTACTGTATTTATATCTAAAATAGCTCTTTGTCGCATTCTAGGGTCTAAAACATAAGTAGTAGAATCTCCTTTAGTGTTTACAGGAATAGAAGTTATCTCTCTATAAACAATATAAGAAGTAGAGGTAGGTTGTTCGGCTCTTACTGCAAAAATACTAGCAGCGGGAACTAAAGCTGTTAGGTTAGTGTTGTTAGCTAGTAAAGGATATATGATTGCTCCCGTTCTCATTATTTATATAATTGTTTAAGTCCTTTTGTTTCTCTTAACAATACTTTCTCTACTATTGCCTGTACTCCTGCAAGTAATATAGCTTCTGAGCTAGACTTAGATTTTTCCCAAGCTGGTCTCATAAAAGGATGAGGCTGAGAATTAGCAGTCCCATATTCTACCATAGCACCATAAAATCCCCCTCCTCTTTGTTCATTTTTCTTAGAAGAACCTCCTGTAGCTTTTGGTCCTACATATAAAGCGGGAAGCCTTCTTGACGCTCTTGTACTAAAAGCTTTTATGCTTCTTTTTAATTGTCCTTCATCATTGTTAATTTCTGACCTAGCAGCGGCAATGATAGGTTTTGCAGCGGCTCTAAAAGCAGCCATCATAAATTTATTCTTTTTTACTGCATACGGAATTTTTCTCATAGCAGCTTGAAGCTTTCTATTTCCTAAGACCTTCCCTGCATTTATTGTACCTAAATTCATTAGTGGTTATCTTTTTGAATAGTGCTAAGTCTTGTTATTTTGTGTCTCCCGTCTATGTGAGCGATATTTTGAATATAGTAATATTTATCCGAACCTCCCGCCATTCCAAATTTTATTCTCCAGTTCGGTTGAATAGTATCTTTATAACTATCAAAGCGAATATAAAAATCTACTTTTTGTTCTCCTACTTTTTGTTCTCCTTCATCAGATTCTTTTCCTCCTTTATAAATAAGATACGCCCATACTGAACTAATACCTGCATCAGCTAATCCCCAGGTCTCAGATTGAATCCCTCCATAATTAGTATTAGCTGTAAAGGTAGCTTTTTGAATAATAATTGGAGTATCTAATTCGCCAACTGTTATCATAGAGTCTGAATTTTGTACGGATTCATCAAATATTGAGCCGTCTTAGGAATCTCAGAAACTATCTTTCCAACTATTACGGATTGTCTATTCTCATACATATCAGCAACTACGATTTTTATTGCTTGAATTATAGGGTCTGGAATATCAGCAACTGCTCCCCATCCTACAATATAATCACACCTCCACGCTTGAAAAATATCATCTGTAGTAGGCTCAGTAGCGTCTTCATTAATATAGACTCTAGGTGGTTTAATGTGTTGTATGAGTTCGGTGCTAGACGTAAAAGTAGTCCACGCTCCATCTTTTTTATACTTAACGTCATACGCTGCATTAGTGATAGGACTTTTAAATAAAATTTTCAAGTCATTAAAAACATTCCCATATTGTCTTAAAGTAGTTTCTAATAAAAATATATTACAGAATTCCTCTATTCTTTGAACTGCAGCTTTTTCTAATCCTGTTATGTAAGCATCGTCCTCTGAGAACGTAATTCGAAGATGAGTTTTAAGGTTGGCTGTACTTACAATTACAGTGTCGTGATGTGCTACTACTTCTAAATATCTCATCTTATTTTATCTATTTTTTTTGTTTTTCGTTATCTAGTGAATCTATTGTATTGTATTATCTCAAATGTTTAATACTAATACTTATCAACACTAGCTAAATCTCTTAAAGTGGCTCTAAATAGCCTTAAATTGCATTTAGAGTTTTTTAAAAAAAAGGAAGGAAAAAGGAGTAAATTACTCCAATTTCCGACCTTAATATTAATAATTATGCCTCTATTAATTTATAGAAAGCAGTATCATTTTGTACAGCATCTCCATCAACTAAACTTGTTACAATCATTCTAGGAAGTCCTGAAGCAGCATTTGTATAAGGGTCAAATAAAATATCTAAACCTCCAAATTGAGCTATATGAACTTTAGAAAAATCTCCAAATAAAGCGTGAGCTTTAGAAGCACTTCCTGAAGCAGCTACGTTTCCTGATTGGAATGCAAAGTATCCATTTAGTCTTCTATCTCCATTATCCCATAAAGGACTAACAGAAGCAACTTGAGCTAAAGTTTTTACAGTCTTATAAGCATCCATATCTAAAAGGTAAGCCATTCTAGCTCCTTCTCTATTTACACCTGCACCAAGTACATCAGTTTCTAATTCTACCCAGTCAGCAGCAGTAACTGTAGTAGGACCAGCAGCAGCATCAGCAAAAATAGAAGTTGGAGCATTTGATACATCTCCAGTATCTAGTAAAGCATATTCTAAAGCAGCAGCTACTTGAGTTGCCATATTTCTAGTTAAAGCTCCTTCTAAAGCTGGATTTTGCATCATTGACTCAGCTGTCATATTAACTACAGAGATAAGTTTTTTAGGACTTAAAGTTACTGAAGTTAAATCTCCCGCTGAAGATGGTGCGCCAGTTCCGTCTTCTTGTACCCAAGATGAAGAAATTCCTGAAAATACAGGGAACTTCATATCATTGATTCCGAAGTAAGTGTTTGCTCCTGCTTGAGATAAAACTAAATTTTTCTCTAGCTCATCTGTAAAGCTCATTACTTCAGTAGCATTTACTGAAGATGTACTCCAAGCTCTAGTTAATACAGATGAAGGAATACCAAATCCTTTAACTGCATTTCCAGTATAACGAGACTCATTTACAGCTTCCTGGTGCATTTCTTTATAGATACCATCCACCTTACCTGTATAAGCAGCTCTAACCGCTCCTTGAAAAGTAAATCTTTCTAAGTCTTTGTCTGTTTTAGAAGATACTTTTGCTCCAGATACTGCAGCAGCGTTTCTTAATTCTGATTCCATTTTTTCAGCTCTTTTTAATTCTACGTCTAGTTTGTCGATAGCTTCTAATGTGTTGTCCACTTCGATAGCTTCAGCCTCATTAAGATTACGAGTTTCCCCTTCAGCTGTATTCTTAATACTTTCTAAAGTTTCCACTAATCCTGAACGAGTCTCTTTTAATTCTAATGACTTTTTCATTTTTTTCTTTTTAATAAATTAATTTTAAGATTCAATAATTTGTTCTCTTCAAATTTCTCTTCTTGTTTTTTCCTTGTGTTTTCTTTATCTATAAAGTTGCTTCGTACAGCTAAAGCTAAATTGTCAGCGGATGGATAGGCTGGAAGTGATACTGGAGATACATCATATAATCTATTGATTTTATTAATTACTCTAATGTCTCCCCCTTCGTCATTTCGTTCCCAAGAATCTCCATCTTTTCCGATTGTAAAAGCAAAGCTGCTTTGAGTAATATTACCTAGCCTCATATTCTCTTTTAAATCTCTTCCCGCTGTAGTGTTAGGAATATCTAATTCATATCTCAATCCCTTTTCATCTACTCCTAATCTCAAAGTCCCAGCCGATACTCTTCCTAATAAAAAATTAGGGTCGTGATTAAAATAAGCTCTCACGTCATTATCTAGAACATCATCAAAAGCTCCAGGATTAATCTTTTCTCTGAATCCTCCCAAATCTTCAGATAAACTATTAAAGACTGCAGCGTGTCCTATTACTACATCTCTTCCTTCTTTAGAATCTAATCTAGTCTCTATATTAAAATATCTCGTTTCTGAAGTGTGTTTTTTATCCCATACATTTACTCCCTCTAAATTTCGAGCTAAATAGCCTTCATCCTCTTCTATTTCTTCCTCCTCCTCTTCATCTATTACTTCCTCTACATCCTCTTCAGGAGTTTCTTCTATTTCTCCTGGCGCTCTTACATCCTCTTCCTCCTGGATATCTTCCATCGATTCGGCTTCAGTTTCTTCCATAATCTCTTCAGAAGATGCATCAATATCTTTTTCATAAACGATTGTAACGGTTTTTTCATCTTCTATAATTTCTATTATGTGTCGCTTTTTTATGTCCATTTTGTTTTGTTTTTGTTCTAATTGAGATTCGCATACTGCATATCTTTGCTTATCATCATATTCTTGCATAACCTGATCAGTCATACATCTATCTAAAAATTCTTTTTTAGACTCGTTATCTTTAGGCTCAGGAATCGGCATCAGTATTTTTTAAAGTTCCTCCCTTTATAATGTCATCCAAGGTAGCCATATTTAGTTGCATAAAGTGATTATCTCCTCCTTCTATTGTCGGGAGTTCCTCATATTTTCTTATCTCATCAATACTCATAGCTCCAATGTTTAGCATTGTTCTATAATATTCTGACCTATCTTTCGGAGTTCCTCTTAGTAAAGCATTGACTACAAATTTCGTTTCTACTTTTCCAGCTTCATTTTTCCTAAATAATTTAGTATTCATTTCTGATTCCATCATAACTAAATAAGGCATCAAAGAATATTGAACGAATTCTCTTGATTGCTCGGATATATTATTAAAGCTAGACTTAGTTAAGTCTCTTAATAAATGAGGAGGCAAATTAAATAGTCTAGCTATTTCTGTTATTGAGAACTCTCTTGAATTTAAGAACTGACTCGCTTCATTTGATAAGCTAATTTGCTGGAATTTAAGTCCCTCCTCGAGGACCATTGTTTTATTAGCATCCTGAATACTCGAATAGTTTTCCTTGAAGGATACTTTTAGTCTAGCTATAGCTTCATCTGATAAATGTCTATCAGTAGAGAGGACTCCCGATACTTTAGCACCATTTCCGAAATAAGAGTTTCCGTATTTTTCTAAAGCTAATCCATAACCGATAGCACTAGCTCCCACGTCTACAGGACTCGTTCCTATCAATCCGTCCTTACTCATTACTTTAAAATGTAAAATATCCTGAGAGTCTACTAATCCTCCTTCGTTTAATTCATAATAAATTTCTCCCTCGTTTTCTACTAACCTTACATCTTTAGCATTTAATGGTAAAAGCTGCACAGGTCTAGCTCCTCCATTACGCTCTATATAGACAAAAGAATTCCCTCTAGTTAATAAGTCAATCATACACTTTTGAACAAAAGTATAGGTAGTCATATTAGCATTAGGCTGTCGATGTAATAGGTTGAAAATCTGATGATTAGCAGCTAAAGATTTATTTCCTAGCTTATCTGATTCATATACTGATAAAGGAAGTTGGGCTACTGACTCTGATAAAATTCTAATAGCAGCCCATACCGCTGTAAAATTCCAAGCATTCTCGTCTGAGACTACTATTCCGCTTTCTCCCATACCCGCTCTCGTCATAGAAGAATAAAAGCTTCTATTTTCTTTAGTTGAAAACAATGCTTTAAGTCTATCAAATATCCCCATAAAAGTTCCGATTATTTATTGCGAGCAATAATACGTTTTAATAAACAATCTACAATGAAGCTTTGTTTCTATTCTTTCTATTTTTAGTAACTCTAAAGCTATCATAAGAGGCATATCTTCTTTTCCCAAAATTCTCCTCGTATTCTTTTTCTGTAATCTCATAAGCATCCTCATAATTTTTTACAAGTTTGCAGTTTTTATGAAAGCGTTTTTCAAATCCTGAAGGACTAAGTAGTGCTAAAATTTCTATTGGTATTGTCATAATTTAAAAGCTTAAAATTCCTCTATCGTTATATATTGAATCTCCTGGCGACTCATCGGTCATCATTTCACCAAGACTCATAGTAAGCGCCACCATTCCATCTACCTTCTCAGAAGAGCGCTGTTTGTTTATTTTAATATTTCCAGCTGGATCTGTTTGCAGTTGTACGTTTTCGCATTGCCATCTCAGAACGGGATTCCTTAAATGGTTTATCTCTTTTTTGAGTACAAGCTTTTCTAACTCTTTACAAGGTGCTGACATACTACGATAACCTTGTCCGAATTGACTCATCGGGATTCCGTCTTGCTGACTCAGTTGTATTATTAATTGACTACTATTCCATCTATCAAAAGCTATTGATTGCAAATCATAATCAGCTATAATATCATTAATATCTTTTCTTATATAATCATAGTCCTGAACATCTCCTGGAGTTGCTTTTATATATCCATCTGAAATCCATTCGTCATAAGGTAGCTTATATTTTCTACCTCTTAATTCAGCTGACTCTTCAGGACACCAGAACCATACTAAGACAACATCTTTTTGCTCTTCCATAGGAAAGTATAAAACTAAACTAGACAAATCCATAGTAGAGGCTAAGTCTAATCCTCCCCAACATCGTTCGCCTTTTAAAGATTCTAAGTCTATCTCCTCATAATTTTCCATCCATACACTATCTGAAATCCATTTTGTAATAGAAGAAGTCCATTGATTAAGATGTAATCTCTTAAAAGTATTCTCATAACTAGGAAGCTCAGAAGCTCTTTTTGCTTCAGTAGTAAGATAGTCCTCACTAACTGAGACTCCCAAATTAGGATTAGCTTTTCTCCAAGTTTTAGGGTCTTGTATATCATCCTCATCATCCGCTGCATAAATAACTGAGAGATGAGTGTCGTCATTTATTAATCCATTTTTTACTTTTTCAGAATAAGAATGCACCTCCCAACAAATATTCCCATCAGTTTTTGAAGCTCCTGCAGTAGTCATTGTAAAGAGTAGAGGTTGAGTTCTAGCTCCAGTTCCCGTTACCATTGTGTCATAAAGCTCCCGAGATTTTTGAGTGTGTAATTCGTCAAACAATATAGCATTAGGATTATGCCCGTGCTGTAAACTTGCATCGGAAGAGAGAACTCTATATGTGTTTCCTTTGTTGGGAAACGTTATTGAGTTCCTAAATACTTTAGCTTTTGAACTTAGAAGAGGGTCTAATTGTATCATCCTCTTTGCCAAATCAAAAATAATTGAAGCCTGATTTCTGTCTCCAGCACAGCTAAAAATCTCAGATCCTAATTCTGAATCAGCGAAAAGCATATAGATAGCTACTGAAGCTCCTAGCGTACTCTTTCCATTTTTTCTAGGAATCTCACAATAGACGCTTCTATACTTTCTGAGGTCCGTTTTTTTATGCTTCCATCCAAAGATAGGACGTATCAAATCATCTTTTTGCCATTGCTCGAGAATAAATTTTTGTCCTGCAAGTTCTCCTTTACAATGTCTAATATGAGTTTCTATAAAAGCTACAGCTCTATTGGCAGCTTCCTCATCGAAATAGTATTTATTTTTTTTACTCAAAGAAATTATATTCGTTATTATTTTGAATTAGTGTAGGCTGGTTTATAGAACTCCTAGCTGAAGGAGTAAAACCAAATTGAGTCGCTATTTTTAAAGCTCTATCTAAAGCGTCATTCGCAATCTTTTGATGAGGTACTGCTTGAGTATGCTTGACAGTTCCATCAGGATTTTTAAATTCTTGAATCCTTCCATTCTCTCTTAGATATATTTCTGTTTCGATATGCAAAGAAATAGCATTACAATAAGCCTCCAATAATCTTAGGTCTATTTGATGAAGCATCTGTTTGTTAAATAATTCAATACAAACTTTTATCCATTCTACTTTTCCTATTTCTGAAAGCCATTCAGGAGCTGTTGGAATAGAAGAAACTAAAGAAGCTGTCATCTCATTAGCCAAAACTCTTTCTCCTTTTAACGTCCCTTGAAGCTCTTTTACTTTAGTAGGAATTTTCTTTCTACCTCTAGCCATTATTTTTCTTTAATGAAGGCTCAGTTCTAATCAAGTCAGGGAATCCTTCAGTAGGTTTTGATGTCATATACTCCTTGCATTTTTTGCAGAACGCTTCTTTAGTTTGCCATTTACCATCTTTTAAAATAGTAGTAGACCTATGAAGCTCTTTTTTGCATTTACATTTTTTGCATTTATACATCATCTCCCTTGACCTCTATAAGGTTTAACATATTGAGGACCTCCTTTAGTTCTGCTTTTATTCTTAGAGTGAACTCCTTTTCTTTTTTTGTGTTTCGTCTTTGTAAAATAAAACTGATTTATTTTTGCCATTTAATTTAATTTTTTATTTTTGCCAGGTCGTAATATAAAAATCATTCCATAATGTTTTAGAGCCTCCAGTCTTTAGGAGGCTTTTTTTATTCATACTCATTAGGTAAAAGAAGTCTGATTCCTAATTCACTTAAAGCCCATATTCTTATCTCTTCTGCATATACCTCGAAAGCCTTTGTATTCAAATCAGTAGTAGAGCCTATTTTATTTATCCCTATTTTTTTATTGTTTATTTCTAACATCTCCCATTCTGATAAGAACTTAGTACGCAAAATATCGTGAATCTCATTTGGAAAATAGCCTAAAGAATTAGCTAACTCTTGGACAATACATTTCCAGTAATAGCTATTCTGATTAGTGCTTCTAGTGTTTCTCTTTTTTTTTACCTCAACCAGATAATTATTTTCTAGACTTTTTAAAAAATCAAAAAGCATTTTTTTATCTGAGTTATCTAAAATTAAAAATTTCATATCTAGTAATAGTTATTTCATATCTAGTTAGCTAGTTATCGATACCCCCTATAACTTATTTATGGGGATAGCTATAAACTAT